ATTGATAATATTAAAGATAGCTTGCACAACTATTTTTAAACTGTTACCGAGAGAATAAAAACCGGCAATTATATTTCGTATAGTGTTTTGTATTTCAGGTGGAAATATTTTTTCAAACACACCACCCAAGCCAGAGGACTGGAACACCTCGTTTATTTCACTCATAACGGTCATTAAAGTGCCTAATGCCCAGCGTGCTCTTTGAATAAATGGTTTAAATATACCTTCTGCCATTTGAAGGCCTATATCAGCTATGTTACTTGCCATACCAGCCATTGTCATGTTAGTATAATCTAGCAAACCACCGAATCGTTCTTGTATACCTAATACTAATGCATTTATAGCTGTAGCAGCCGGTATTTGCAGATCGCCTAGCTTTTGCATTTGCTTGTAGGTTAAGCCTAGCTTTTCTTGCAATATATCATATGCGGGAATGCCTGCTTCAGCTAGCTGTCGCATTTCTTCAGACATTAATCGGCCTTTAGTATATATTTGACCCAGCGCCCTAGATATAGATTCTATCTTAGCGGGATCACCTGATATAGATGCGGCGGCAGATACGCCCTGCAAAAGAAACATAAGATTCTTAGCTTGAAAGCCATAAGCAACTAACTGCTGAGCAGCTGTGTTGAGTTCATTGTAACTAAATCGTGTTTGAACTGCAAACTGTTTTAGTACATCCAGAAATTCATTTGCAATGCCGACATTACCAAAAAAGTTTGTATATACTAATCTAGAATACTCTAATGCTTTAGCAAAGTCCCATACAGCTGTAGTAGCATTTTGTATTGATTGTAAGCCGCTATAAAATATTCTGGAAATAACAATACCTTGTACTATTCTAGCAACGTCTTTGAACTGTATGCCGGCTTTTTTAACGTTTTCTGTCAACTCTTTTACAGCGTTGTTTCCTAAGTACATACCGCTTGATAATTTAGCTATGAATTTATCTACCCTGCGCTGCACGCTATCTAATACGCCTACAAGCGGTTTAATAGCTGCCGACGCAAATTGCTGAACATGAGCACCACCATTAACAAAAGCTGTTTTTATACCTGCTGCAATACCTAACAATTGACTCTTAAGTTTAGTGGTAACAGCATCAATATTCATACTAGACTTTATTGCAGTAAACGCAGCCGATGTTCGGCTGCGTAAAGTACTTAATGTACTAGTATAAAATTCAGATACACTTGACTTTATTTTATCAAATGCATATTCGGCATGTGTTGCTAATGTTCTAAAAAAACCATTCTCAATAGTATCTTGCCTAAAGGCTCCATATAGGTCTGTAACAGCATTTTTTACTTTTCCTACAGAGTCTTTTGCAGACACCGCTAAGTTAGCGAAGGATGTGGTAAGTTGCTTACCTATAGTTTCTGCGTGCGCTTTGGCATTAGCAGAAAAACCAAAATCACCAATATCTTTTTTAAGCGTATTATTAAGAGCTTCTAAACTAGTTCTAGCATTAGTAAAAGCGCTACTCATGCTGCGTCCTAAATTATTCGTCTGATTAGCAACTTTTTTAAGATTGCTAGTTATACCAGATATATCAAGAGACATTTTTGATTTTAATTCCATTAACTATCACCCCCAACCAGGTATTTGATCTATGTAGCCAGTTGCTACATCTTTACTTTTATTATCCTTGCTTTTTCCTCCGCCCCATTTAGCATTCTCTAGTTCAAAATGGACTTTTATCTGTGACCACAAAAATCTAGGTGTTATACCAAACCAGAATCTTTCGTCAGAGTAGTGTAGCACTGATTGGCCCATGTAAACCAAATAAGGCCAATCCCATACTTCTACTTTATTCTGATCATTCTGGTTATTTAGTTTGGGTCAACTACCGTAGCTTCGGCTGTTGCTACAACATCTGCATCCTGCGGCATATCTTGTGAAGAAGCCTCATTCATTGCATTGATAATATTTCCAATAGAAGATATATCAATTAAATCACCTAACTGCTTTTCAGATAAGTCTTCTTTTTCTTCTTGCTGAATAGTGGCCCATAAAAAGAATCTAATTGCCTTTAAGCTACCTCCCTCAAGTACTTTAAAGGCATCATCTACAGAACCATACTTTTCTTCTAGCTCTGCCATAGCATTGAGTGTGAACTTAATCTCCCTCTCTTTGCCATCTGCTAACTCGACTTTAATTGCTTTTCTTTTAACCTGTTCTAAATTAGTCATTTTAAATCCTCCTCAATTGATAATGGTATGCGCGGTGCTTTTACACCGCGCTAATTTACTGTGGCAAGTTTTACGGAGTAGTATCCTTTGTGTTAGAAGGAAATAAAGGAGCCTCAAACCATTTGCCAATAGTTATTACATTTGCATCTTCGTGTTCCTCATCAATTTCGTATTTCCAAACCCTTTTAGTCTTACCTGTAGCTACCAAAATAGGCTTAGCAATCTTTGCAAAATTTCCTGTTATAGTATCTGATTGGAAATTAATACCGTCACCCTTAGTTTCGTTGTTGTCTTCCGGTTCTGAGAATTTACCTTTATGTAACCAGGTATATCTGTACTTACCATTAGACTTTAATGCTCTAAAGCCTATTGCAACCCAAGGCGGTGTATCAGAGTCGCCATAAACGACACCACCATTAGCATCTACAGTATGGCCAAGTAAGTCAGCTTTGTTATCAGTAGTCAGAGCATTTTTCTGAATCTCAACCTCAATCTGTCCAGTAGTAGCAGCAGCTTCCATGGGACCATCATCAGCAAATAATGTTTCTATGGAACCATTTGGATTGATATTAATACTCATTACACCTGGTGCAGATTTTACTTCACCATAGGTTGGTAAAGCAGCGACAGTGTCTTCAGTAGTCATAATAGCATATACTAAATTATCACAACCAATTCTAGTAGCCATTTTGTATCCTCCTTAATCAAACGTTGTTGTAATGCCTATATTAAAACAATAGTAGATTCTATTGTTTTCATCGGTTTTTAACTTAAAGGGACTTTGTCTTATATGCACTTGACCTATGCGTTCTTCTGTAAATCTAACCATTAGATTGGCTGATCTAAGCGCATTAAAAAGTTTATAAGCAGTACCCTTTGCAATATCCTGGTTTTTACTTCTTGTTAATATTTGTATGGATCTGTGACCAACATCTGTAAACGGATTAACGCGATCACCGTTGTACTCGTAAAGTACTACTACCTCATCTGGCTCATCAGGAGTATAATCCGCAAAACAATCAATAGCATAGCCGTCTATTATACTTAAGGCAGTAAAGTATATTGCCATATCTTCTTGTAATGAAGCCATACTAAACACCTACCTTTTTACAGCCGCATATATTTCATTAAGTCTCTCATAATTTGACTTAGTATCGGCTCTTCGTTCTTTGCGCTTTGCGCGCCCCCTACCTCTAAATATCTTAGCATTATTACTATACGAGAACATTGGTTTATATGAATTACTTTTTCCTTCATATATAGTACGTTCAGCATTAACCATTTCTGATGGCCACTGTTCAGCTATATATTCTCTATAGGCTCTTTCAAGGAATTTTGCCTCACCACCGTTAGGATGTTTTACACTTAAATCTTCATGTACCTCCCAGGCGTATTGAGATGGCTTTAAACCGGTTTTAGGATTTATCTCTCCTGTATCTTCACCGTAGCCAACAACACCCGTAAATACTGTTTCTCGTGTTACTAAATCTACTCCTAGCTTTCTAGCTATTACAGACTCTGTTCTAGCGTAACCGCTTCCAGCTAATGTATTAGTATCTCTAGGCACATACATGTAACTATTGTTTAATATAGTATGAACAGCTGTATCTACAAGCTTATGTCCTGTTGTACCTGCTGCCTCTATCATACCGTATATTTGTCTGTCCCAATTCCGTAAACTACTGTCGTCTATATGCATAGAAAGCGTTAAGCCTTTAGTAGTAACGAGATGGGCATTTGAGCTGCCTACAATTCGCTTGTTACCGCCATAGCCTTGCGTAACAATTGCTTTCATTATAGATACACCACCCTTAAGCTTATAGAACCATCACCCTCATAAAAAGTACCTATAGATAAAATAGATTGTTTCTTACCTTCAAAGAGTACTAAATCTAAGGAGCCAATAACAATATCCATATCTAAATATAATCTTGTAGTAGATACTACCTCTTCACCCTTGTCGTTTTTAACAACCTTTACTTCGCTTACAGGGTAACATTTCTTATATATAGCATCGCCATATTGCTTAACACCTGTACCAGACTTGCTTATGTATGGTTGATAAGAAAAAGGTACGTTTAAGTAGTCTTTTAAACTATCATACATATTAAAAACCCTCCGGATTAGGATATGGCGGATTAGATTGCATATCCCTATAAAAAATAGCAGGCCGTTTACTTTTAGGTAAGGATATACCCAACGACGCACATTTTTTTCTGTAAAATTCTGCTTGACTTACAAAGAATTTTATACGCTCTGTTGGGTCTTCTGATTGTGGTCCTAAAGATTTTTTTACATCTCTTGCATATAGCACAGCTATACGGCTAAACAGGTTATACAAAACTTTATTTTCATTACCAGCACAAGAGTCAATGATGTATTGGATTTCTTCATCTTGCATAATAGGCTTTGTACTGATAGTATCTCCAGATATAAATCTATACCTATCTACATCAGAGTCTTTTGGATTGCCTGAATAAGTCCAACTCATCGTTGTACCTCCTTACTTTACTGGCTTAGCTACAGGAATGCTTTTTACTACAGGCTTTGCTACTTCAGTTACTTCAGTTACTTCAGGTACTTCAGGTACTTCAGGTACTTCAGGTACTTCAGGTACTTCAGGTACTTCAGGTACTTCAGGTACTTCAGGTACTTCAGGTACTTCAGGTACTTCAGGTACTTCAGGTACTTCAGACATATTTGGTATATCAATGCTAAACTTGGTTTTAAAGAAGGCTTTATAAGATTCATAGTTCTGCTCGGTAACTATGACTATATCACCTGCTGAAAGTCTAGATTTGAAATGCTTAATACCTGCAGGATCTTCTATAAAAGATCCAGCAGGTAACATAATACCAAAATTTCTAAATCCGCGTTTTACTATAAACACTACTGTACTATATCCTTAAGGAAGATACCCATGTCAGCACAAATAAGTTTTGCATCGAAGGCAATTTCACCCTCAATTCTTTCTGTACCAAGGCCGAGCAGATCAAGAGGTAATCTAATAGTACGGTTACCGTACGCGCCGGCACCTTTTAATCCGGTCCAGGCAAAAATGTAACCAGCCGAAGGCTTTCTTAAAGCAGGTCTAGGATTAGCATAGCATAACAAGGCATGCTTACCCATGATAAAGCTAACATTTTCAGCTGCACCCTTTTTAGCGCTATTAACTACAGCCCATGCTACAACAACTTTTTCAACTTCAAAAAGTGTTGCTAACAAATCAGTAGTTACAATGCCTTTCTGAGTATATTTAATACGATCAAGAATATCTTCATGATTCTTTAAAGCATTAAATACATAAGGAGACAGTACTAATGTGTTAGGTTTATAACTAGTTGTTTCAGCCATGTTAACACCAGCAGTTGTGAAAACTTTAATAGGGTCAGAAGTAGGCGAATCAAAATAAACTACTTTTTGATTGCTTGTTCCCGGAACAGCTGCGGCAGCAGCAGATGCACCCTCAATCTGCGTACCCCATATACCTGGTTTAAAATACTTACTAGACCATTCCATTTCACGTCTAATAAGCATTTTCTGAGTAATGAATTCATTAGCATCCTGATCAGCATCTAATGGTTCATCATAGTTTGCTCTTTCTTCTTCTGTAACATCCTTATGAAAAGCATGTTTTCTGCAGTAGTAAGGATCCTGGGCTTCAACGCCATAGTCACCGCCGGCAGACTCTGTTGCAGCGCCACGTACCTGTGCTTCATCTCTCATGAAGTCACCTTTATTATATTGATAATAAATGTCAGACTGACGTTTTACTGGAACTGTAGGAAATACTTTATCTGCGATAAATGTAGAAGCATCCTGTAGATAAGCTACGGACATATTTGTTAGCGCTCTGTCAATATGCGCATCCTGCATAGTAGGCATTTATTTCACTCTCCTCTCATTATTAAGCAATTTTAACAGTTATAAGATCACCTGCTGCAGCTGCGTTTGTAATAGCAACACCGGCTGCAAATGGTTCATTAGTTAATGCGATAGCTTTACCATCCGCATTAGATACTACTCTAACACCAACAGCTACAACACCGCCTGCTTCAACCTGAATAAGACCGGTTGCTATTTCTGCAATCTGCTGTGCAGCCGTAACACCTGCATTTGTTACCACAGCATTCATAGATACACCGATAACAGGTGTAGTGGCAGTAGCCTGAACAGCTGTTGAGTTAGCACCTACAGATATAAATCTGAATCGCGCTATAGCGCCGCCGGCCGGTAAACTAAACCGAAGATCAGGAATTTCATAAGCATTCATTATTGAGCACCTCCATTTACATATTCTCTGTACAGATCAGGGTTTTTCTTAATAACCTCTGCGATAGCTTTCTGCTTGGTTATGTTACCTGATTTAGCAATGACTTTGTCAGCTTCCGCTTCAATTTTTGCCCATGTAGCATTAACTTCTGACTTAGATGCTGCACCAGCTGCAGACTTACCTAATTCATTAAGTACCGTTACATTCATAGCGGCATTTGCTGCTGTCAATAAGTCTATTACATCAGTTGATGCCGTTTTTAAAATATCTACAAGCTTGGTCTGCTCAATAGGTAAGGACTTAAGATCCGCCGCTTTAGCAAGCGCTTGTGCTTCTTTAGCATCAGCATCTGCTTTACGAATAGCAGCTTCAGCTGCATCTCTTTGCGATTTGAGTACTCTTACATACTCTGCTGCGCCTGCTGGTAAACTCTTCAATGTTTCCTCTTCATCAAACGCTGTAGATTCCTTCTGCACGGCTACTTTCTTTTTGCCACATGTTTTACAGTTACCGTTCTCATCTGCTTCTCCGTCACATTCGCACGGAACTTTTGCATTAGCTTTACCTAAATCATCTTTAGCTGTCTGTAATTGATCATTCAACTCCGCTAAATCTTCTTTAGCCTTAGCTAAGTCTTTTGCACTAGTTTCGCCTTCAGCAATTTTGCTTTTTATAACACTAGCATGTTCTGCATCAAGCTCTTCTAAAATTTCATTAACAGTCATTATGAGTGGCTCCTTTCTTTTATACAATTCTATAAAGGCCGCTGAGTTTGCGCCCTCTTCAACTAAATCAACCCTATCAACCATTAAGTCAGTAACTAAGTTAGGCACAATACTTTACCCCCTTCTAACACTATTATATGGCGGAACGCTGATTGTTATAACACAACTTTTTTAGCTTTTCCTTGTATTGAAAACATTCGATATTTTCCGTCTTTTACTTGCTTAAATACTTCTGGATTTGTGACTTTAACAGTTATAAACCAGCCCTCTGGTACTATACCCTCTGGTATACCGAGTATAGCTTGCTTTTCTTTAGTAAATACAATTGACTCAACTACAGTGCCTTGCACAACACCCTTGTGTTCTACACCGCTGCCTCTGTAGTCATGCATAAAGTTTACAGCAGCTTTTTCAAGCACTTCCGGCGGTATTATATCATCTTGCCAGTCCATAGGTATACTACCGTTAGCATTAATAGATACATTAGCCCAGCCACTTACTAGTCCGAGATCCTCTCTACTTTTTGATATAGTAAAGTCAAATGATATATTTACACTGCTATAGCCATCTTTATATACTCCCATACTATTCACCTCCTACATAGGCCATATCATTTTGTTCTAAGTCTCTATCTGCGGTATCATCCCTAGTGGCTTCATCATCTGTGATCTTTTTTCCATCTGTAGTTTGCGTATTATTAGGTATATTACCGCCCGTATTTGGCTCCTCAGTAACACCATAAAATTCTTTAAAATCTTTTTCTGCTATTTCAGGGAAGCCAGTTATTTTCCTAATATAGTTATTGAGTTCTAAGTCTTTAGTAATATCCATGCCCCAGGCTCTTAACACCAGTGCTACTTCTTTTAATGACGGTGTTTGAATCTGCCCAGCAACTATTTTTGGAAAGTCTGTAATACCATCAAACTCATTCATGTAAAATAAGGCTGGTACAGCTTTGCCATTAAATGTATCTGCTATATTTGCAAGTTGTGCTTGCAACGCAGCCGCTAGCATACTTTGTTTAGCATCAGCTAATGCGAAAGAACCTGACTTATCGCCTAATAGAATTATATCAGATAAAAGAGTAATAGCTATCCTTTTATCACAACGCTCTATAGTTGCACCTACATCTATCTGCCGGGCACTGGTAGACGAAAGTAACTTTAAGTCCCATCCAAAGGGAAGTAATGCACCTTCTTCGCTATCTCTACGTATGCTAGACACTAACTCTTCAGCTCTAATACGCAGCGCTATCATGCGCTCATCGTCGTCTGCCCATAGATCCACACCGTCTGGTGCAGTTAATACTGGAAAGCCTGCTAAATCTCTCTCTATTCCTATACCCTCTATTTCTTCAAAGTGCTTTTTAAAATACCAGGGCCTATAGGCATTTCTTAATAACGAGCGTCCCTCAGGATTATCCATACGTGCTCTTGTTCTAAACAATAAACCCTTTGTCATAGGTATACTTATTACGTTATAATCAGGCTCAGCCTGCTGTACAAAAGCTGATGTATTGCCTTCTTCGTCAAATTCCCATTCTAATAAAGAGTGCTGTGAACGTATAGGCATCTTTTTCCAGCCTATTCTGCCATCCGAATATTTGCTTTTATACTTAGCATTAAGTTCAAAAGGCCCCCTACGTATCTTGTAAACAATCTCATGAAAGCTAAATCCATACGTCATCATAGACAATATCTCACATATAGTATCGGCCCATGTAACTTCCATATCATTCATGCATGTCTCTAAGAACGCTGCAGCTTCTAAATCCTTAGGTTTATTAGATGCTGGCTTAACTGTCCACCCGGCACCTCTTATAAGCATTTCAGCTAAATACAGTATTGCGCCAATAGTAGGGTCATTATCGGCCATTTCCTGATACACTTTACCTGCCCAAGGCCACCTAAGGTTAGGTAAAAATTCTTCATGTACGTAACCACCATAGCGACGTAAGCCAGTTACGCCCATTTGTTTATAGTTTACACGCTTTGGTGCCTTAGGGTCACTTGTAGATATCACTTGCCCAGTAGGTAAATTGCTCATTACTACACCTCCATTTAATCATTATTTTCTCGCCATCTAGACCCGCTTTTCTTTCTTATGCCTGTTGGCGCACTAAACACTGTTTTTTGCCTTAATGCTGTGTACGCTCCAGACAGTCCATCTACAGTATCATCATGCAGACCAAAAGGAAAAACATCTAATTCATCAAAAAATGGTGACACATTTCTGCACTTATTTGAAATAACTATATTACCCATTTGCGCAGCAGAAGATGCTGCTCGTGCTCTTTCAGACTTAGATCCTGTAGAAGATACACCCATAAAGTCGTAACCCTTAAAGAGGCCTCTAGCATAGTTGCTTGTAGTAATTACACCTGAGGATCCTGGCTCTTGTTCCATACGTATCATACAACTATAGCCATCATGCTCAGTTGTGGCAGCCATAATCTCCTCTACTTCAGCCGGCTTCTTCTGTACTCTTACGATATCTTCTACGTAGTATATGCCCTGATATTCTGCTAACTTAAAACCTACGGACCAGTCAGGATCTCGCTTGTCCTTACTTTTTCTTTTTTTCGGGTCAGTAGAGGCTAAATCCCAGAATCTAACGCGTCTAGCATTTGCTGGTATCTGATTAAAAGGTACTATATTAAACCAAAGTCGGCTAAACATATCTCCAGCTTCCTTTATTTCCCAGTTACCATTCTCCAACTGTTCACGTGTAACTGGATCAAGCTCTGCCAATGCTTGCCTATATTCATCTGCGTCAAGATATGGATTGTCTGATAGACCTGCACCAATAAATATTCGGCCATTTTCTTCGCCTTCCAAAAAGAACCTACGATGATAAAACTCACCATACTGTCCGCCCGGGTTACATGTAGCTCTAAACCTTAGCGGTACCTGCAACGTTTTTGGCTTTCTAAGTCGGCTAAACATGTACCTGTAGTTACTCGGTGCAATGTGTGTAACCTCATCCATTCCTATAT